CCTAGACCGTCGACTACGCGTTCAGAAACAGGGTCTAGACGCAAGTCCGTATGGAATCCCGAAAAATAAGTGCGAATACATTTAGAAATTATATCCGGTGTAGAACGGACCCAATCAAACGGCATTGCTGTTGTTCGAAGACCTAGAAGTCGAAGATCTGATGCCGGAGTACAGTCATTTCCCATCGATAAATATGTAACCATTGGAGCAATCGGTTTCCGTTTCACCCAGGGGAGTTTCATTCTATTCTATTAAAAGACGATATTGCGTTTTATGTCTTCAAAACGGATTTCGATATGATCGGGCGTATACAGTAGTATACAAACAGAATGGGTGAAAATTGGCAGTATGGAATGAAGGTCGAGTTTCAGGTTACGAAGGTTCTTGCCGACGAGCAGATGTCGAAGTGCCGCATGAAGTATGTGGAGACGCCGTGCCACGGCAAGGTGTTGTTCATGGACGGCGAAGTGCAGTTCTCGACTGCCGACGAGGTGCGCTATGGCGAGATGATGATGTGGAGTCTTCCCGAGTACCCCTATTCTCTCAACCAACCACCTTACCCTGCGCCTTTGAACCACACTGTGGATATTCTCGTCCTCGGCGGCGGAGACGGTCTGCTAGCGCGCGACCTTCTGAAGCGCTGCATGTATCCGCAAATAACGATTGTGGACTGGGATGCAAAGTTTGTCGAATGGGCGAGCAAGAACATTCCAGAAAACAATGGGTCTTTGAATGACCCGCGCGTGCGGGTTCTTGACATGGATGTTCGCGATCCGCGCGTCATCGCAGAGGGCAAGAAGTACGATACCGTAATTCTTGACCTGCCCGATCCAGATTCGAAGGAAATGCAGGATCTCTATATGTATGTCGTGAAGACTGTTCTACCTGCTGTTTCAAAGAACCACGTCACAGTCAAGGCGCACGTGGGACCTGCAGTTACGACAAACAAGCAGCACCCGAACTGGAAGTTCATCGAAAACTTTAAGTGGGAAATTGAAGACATGTTCTACAAGACGGGCAGGCGCACAGACTACAAACTCGAAGTCGACTACATTCCGTCTTACATGCACGAGTGGGGGTTCGCGCTATGTGTCGCGTGGACTAGCGGCGGCGCGTGCTGCGGCGACGACGCGTGTTCCGGCGGCGACCACCGCTCTTAGCAGGGGGCGCACCCGTAGTTCCTGTTAGCGAACTACCGCCCGGAGGAGTCCACGATGCATCACCCTCCGTGCCATACCGCATGCCACCGTCGGCAAGGTCACCGCCAAATCCATATAGCGCACCACCGCGGCGCTTTCCCGCCTTTTTCGTACCACGGCGCTTGCCTCCCATCGGGACCCCCTTTCCGAGGAGGTCGCCACCCCCACCCTTAAACGTCTTGGACGCGATCTTCATCGCATCTCCATACTTGATCCCCTTCGCCTTCGCGACGCGCTTGATGTGCGCAATCCACGCCGAGCGCTTTCCGCCCGCCTGAGAAGACGTTGCGTCCTTCGTTGCAACAACTGCAGGGGATGATGTTTGAGATTCAACTGCCGGAGTTTCCATGACTGTGTTTATTTAGGTCGCAGACTTTATTGTGAAGTCGTACATTGGGGACGTAATTTGCTTGGGTTGGAAGGATACCGCGGGATTCTGCTGCTTCGGTGTCTCATATTTTGTAGGTTTGTAACGCAGAGATTCTGGTTTAAGATTCATCGAACCCTGCAAGAATTCACCAATGTATACATCGAGTCCGTCATCTAGACTTCCGTAATTCATAGCAACCCACTGGCACCCAAATCCAAAGCAAATTTGCGGGTTTCCATTTTTGAAGTCCGTTCCGTCTTCGGGGACCACCAACGTGATTCCGCGTCTATTAAACTCGGTAAGTTCTTCGTAATCAAATGTTTCTGCTGCCTGTCGGTACGTCAATCTTCGCAGGTTTGAAGAGTCCCATGACATATTGACAAGTTCATCCATCCCATTTCCTTTCGTTTCTTTGCCACTGACGACTATGATTTTTCCAAGGAGATTGCAGACCGGTTCAATCGCAAGGTTCTTCTTCTGATAGGTATACGGCAAATCGAGTAGGTATTTGGATATTGTAGTCTTGAGGACATCTGCACATTTTGTAATGAAAGCGTTGTCCGTAGAGTGGAATTTCAAGGATAAGACGAACGGGTTCTTGTTTCCGGGCGTAGAATCTGCAAAGGCGGTGTTCGCTACCGAGACACAGCAGTCTTCGAGAGTGACTCCGTTATACGAATAGAGTGTCCCTGTCTTTGGGTTTGAAAGTCCTACCGTAGGAGTGTCGTCGATGTCGTACACATGCAAATCGACGAGGCGTGCCCCGCTTTGAATCACCTTTTGAACTGACGCGACGTAGGTATAGTCGTACGCCGTTTTTCCGGCGTATACAGAATTTGCAGATGATGCCATCGTGTAATCGCACAGTACATTTGGACTGGGACACCCGACAGGCGCATTTGCAAAATTCTCTTTCGCAGTGTCGGGAGAGATCACACTTTTTACAGTATCCAGCGTTTTCGTTCCTTCGGCGTCAGACGGTGGTTTTGCTGCCGGACTCGTAAAGTATAAATAGAGAGCAACGCAACCGCAGATGAACAGGACCAACGAAATGGCAAGCGCGCCATAGGAAAACGCTGAAAGTTTCCAAGCGGGTTCGACTTCCATTACTTCTTGCTACGATGTTGTTTGTACCGAAAAAAGAGTGGACGCATCATCATGATAACATCGTCGGGAATCGTTTTATTCATCGGTACATCGAAAAGACAGCAGTATAGAAAGTAAATACAATACATACCACACTGGGCGTCCTTGTACTGATGGCGAACTTTGTTGAAATATAGTTGCATAGGTGTATCGTCGTGTTCACCCATTTCATCCACCTGCTGTTTCCATCGATTCATAAGTTCTATGATTTCCTTTTCAGGTTTGCGAGCATACGAGTCGAAATAAGTCATCGTAGGGTTTTCGCGAAGATCGGCAAACGCTGCAATCCAATGCTCTCCAGGTCCTTCGGATGTGTCGGTGTTAAACACCAACCCGATGCGGCGATACCCTTTCTTGTATAACTCTGAAATTTTCAAAGTGCACAATGACGATACGAGGCATTTTCCAGTCTGTGAGTGTTTGTCGAAATCGATAGGGACGCTTTTCACATAGTAGTAGTCTGGTACAATATCTTGATAGTATTGTTGACACCTGTCAATATCATCAGAAGACAACCATTCGCCGCCATTGGCCGCCCAACTTTCAGGTGCGGCAGGTTTTTTTACCAAGGCGTGAGTTATACATGCGCGCTGTGCCGTTCGGCATTCTTCCCGCATGCGCTCGGTGATATCTTGCCATACGTGTTGACTTTTTCGTATCGGCGCTTCGTCGGGATGCTCTTCGTTATACGCCACGCGAAGTTTCTCGACCTCGCGAGGATCCATTGTTCAAAACGGATGTTCTTTTTTATTGCGTATTCGAAAGCACAATGGCATCTTTGAATAGCACAACTATATCGATCGATCAGCGTGACCTGGTGAAGGCAGTGCGTAAGTTTCGCGAGTACGACGATAAACTTAAAGAACTCAACAAGGAGGTCTACAAACTACGAGAGGAGAAGAAACTCGTCGAGGAGGAGATGGCAGACATTCTCAAGCGAGGTCCATTCGCGGCGCTTAATAAACTTGAACTCGCGGGAGACCAGTCCTTTATCGCCATCCAGCGCCCCGGAACGTACAGTAAATCGGGAGCATATACCCAGAAGGATCTGGAAGCAGACGCAACAGACTACTTTATTGGGTCGGGAGGCACGCGAGCAGAGGCGAAGGCGTTTGTTGATTTCGCGAAAGACCGCAAGAAGGCGCGGATGGTATCGAATGACTTCTCGTTTAAACGCGTCGTGTCCGTAGACGATAATGCCACAGATGGAGAGTAAATTTGCAGAGTGGTTGGACGCCCATAAAGAATCGCTGAACGAACTCTTTTTGGATCTTGAGAATGTTCTTCACGTAAGGGGTTTACTGCGAACGGATTTCAAACAATATAGAAAACACCACTTTGCCGAGTTTTGTCGCAATGTCTTTCGACACTCATCTGCCTACGCGTACTCTGAAAATTTTAGATGAGTTCGTGGAGCGCCACTCCACCCATCTCGAAAAGGGCTGTCAGAAATTTAGAGGAACGTGCCCCTTCTGCCAGATCATCGTGGAGGAGCAGACAGACAAGGCGTACGATAGCATTCATGCGCTTTTTTCCGTGAGGGTTGCAACCGCTCTACTTTGCAACCCCGAAATGGCGGATCACCGCCCGAATGAACTGCTGGGGAATCTTGCGTTTGTCGCGTATCAGGACTGGGTCCAGCCAAAGTACGTAGACATCCAACTCAGCGACGAGGAGCTTCTTGAGCACCCCTACGTCCGCCGAAAAATTGTAG